GGGCAATCCTGCAGCTCCGTCAATCAACGGATTCGACACTGGTATGAATGCAGCTCTTGCTGCAGAAGGGGCTTACTGGTCCGGCGGTTTTCAAGCCTTTGCTAATGGCGGCATGGTTACCCGCCCGACTATGGGACTTGTCGGCGAAGGTGGCGAGCCGGAGTACATCATCCCCGCCAGCAAGATGCGTGGCGCCATGGATCGTTACGCGGCGGGCGCTCGTGGTGCATCCGTCATCCCCGGCAGTGGTGGCGCGACAGAATCCGGCGGTGCCGGCGCTCCTGTTGCAACCGCCCCAATTGACGTTCGCTACACCGTGGAGCGCATCAACAACGTGGATTACGTCACGGCTGCCGAGTTCCAGCAAGGTATGCGTCAAGCCGCTGAACAAGGCGCCCTGCGAGGTGAGCAGCGCACGCTCGCCAACATCCGTCAAAATACAACCACCCGCCGGAGGCTCGGACTGTGAGCCACGAATTAGCTTTCGCCCAGTATCTAACCCTGCGCACCGAAAACTCGCTGGGTGATTACAAGTTTCAAAACTACTGGGTCAATGAAGACGCGCCTTTTGTGGATGCGTCTACCGGAACAACCTCTTATTTCGGCTTTATGCCGTTTGCTTTTTCTGGCGTAACAGTCACAAAAGCAGGTGACAATCAGCCAGCCACGCTGACCTTTCCAAATAACAGCCTTAGCCGGGGTTGGGCGGAGACAGCCGTCACGAATCGGTTCCTTGCCAACGTCCGTGTTCTAGTCATCAACCCAGACGACAAGACGGATTACACCTTGGTTACTCGTTATGTCGCGCAGGTAGTTAGCGCTAATTGGGACTCAACAAAACTGGAGCTGCAGCTGGCCTCAGTGCTTGACGCTGTTGGTGTTGACATACCCCGCAAGCGGTTAACCAAGCAACTTGTGGGCAATCTGCCACTAACCAGCAGCGTTCGAGTGCAGTGATCGACCTAATCGGGCGGCCTTACCGCTGGGGTGCAGATGGTACGGATCCAGACGGAGCCTTGGACTGCATCAATCTTGTGTTTACCGTGCTGGACCGCCTGGGCTTGGAGCGCCCGACCCGCCGCCAAGACTGGTACGACGGTAAGCAGTATGCAATCGGCAGGGACTTGCTGGGCTGGTGTCGCCGTGTCAAAAAGCCTAAGTACGATGGTGACGTGTTGCTTTTACCGCAGTCTCCAACGACGTTTGCGGTGTTCTGGAGTCAAGGATGTCTTTACATCAATCAGCATCTTCAGGCGGTGGCATGGTGCCCTACCGACATGTTGCGGTACAGCCACTGCTTCCGTTTGAAAAACGTCTGATTGAAGAGCTGGGTTGTAGCGAGCAGGAATACCGCGCTTTTGTTGAGCATGTAAGCCGTCACAAATACATCCGTCCCGCCGAATACGCCGGAATACCGGATGTTCAAAATGGCGCGTTGGCTGTTGCAATTGTCAGTCTTGTCATTGGTATTGCCTCAACTGCAGCGTCAATCTTGATGGCGCCCAAACCGCGTCAATCAACTATTCAACAACGCAATCAGCCACAATTCAGCGCCCGTGACCTAGGCAGCAAAACTGGTTCGGACATTTTTACGCCTTCTTATGGCTTCAGCTCTCTCCAAGAGTTAGCTGCTTACGGCAACATCGTTCCAATCGTTTTCACCCGCCGCTCACAGAATTTCGACAATCAGGGTGAGTTTTACACCGGCGGCCTTTTAATCTCTCCCACGCTGGTATGGTCCCGCGTCAAAAGCTGGGGCAGCCATCAAATCAGCGAGATTGTCACCATTGCCGGCCAAGGCCCAATGGCTAAACCTGACTTAGCTGGCATTTACCTTGGCAACAACGCGCTCGACAACATATTCGCTAGTTACTTTGATTTCTACTGGAACGACGGATCAGTTATCACCGATGGCGCCAGCCGCTTAAGAGGTCGCAATCTTCGCTACGGCTCACTGGCGATTGACGATGGTCAAGGTGATGCCGATCAAGCCTTTTATGCGCCCACTTTTGCTGGGGCTAATCAGCCTTCATTTAGCGGCGCTTTTACACCATCAAACCAAATCCGTTTTGGCGTTCACTCTGCCATTGCTAATGGCACGCCAGTCCGTCCAGATTGGGAAGTTATTTCTGTACTTAAAGACTGGGACTACCAGCGTAAATTCAGAATGCTGGTTAAGCAGAAAAAGTATGTTGACCTGTATTTAAGGCGTAATCATCCTTATGGAGGAGATTATCAACGTAACGGCATTACCGAGGACGCTGGTATGCCTGGCACTGGCGTCAATTATGCAAGACGCATTGGGGTGGTCGAACACCGCAGCGCATTGACCGGCGCAATTACAACTCACACAGAAACAAGAACCGCGCAACCATATGACACTGAACAGTGGTCAAATTTAACGACTGTTGTTGAAGTAAACAAGGATGACGAGATTGTAATTCTGTATGGAAAAGGGCGCCAAAACGTAGATCCCTTTCCGTATGAAGGCAGCGATGCGGATCCGCCACAAGTTGAAGACGTGCGCTCCGCTGTAGATGCAGAAGTTCAACGCGCCGATCAACTGCTTGCGTTAGGCGCGACGTTCATGATTGGGCGTACCACTTGGATTGTGATTGACCGTCCAGCCAAGGCCTATGACCCACACGATGACAGCGGTTCCGGCTATCGCGTTCGTTTGCGCTGCATTGAAGCGTGGAGCAACCTAAACCGAAAGATTGGCATTGTTGCTGAATCCGCTATCACAGTTGATAGTTGGCTGCCCGCTGCAGATATTGACGAAGCTTTTTACCCGCTGCTTCGCTTTGAAATTGGCAGCTTCCAGAACAATCGCCGTTGCGATGTAACCGAGATCGGAATTAAGTCACAGGTCTGGACTCGTTTCAGTGAATTACCAATTTCAATACGCTGCCCACGCCGGGTCAAATGGCAGATGAAAATAAGCGCAATGTAGATTTACGTGGCGGCAAACTGACGCAGTACGCCAAACGCCTTTCCACTTTTGCGTTGGATGTACGACCCGCCAATGCTGAATCGGTTCGTGATTACAACCGCAACGAAGGCTGGGTCAACATTCCGGGTTACATTTTTGGTGTAGCCGGAGATTCACCAGTTGATCTTTATTCGTTTATTCGGGTCACTCACCCCAGCCGCTCGCAGCTGGAATATAGGTTGCGTCCGTTTAATGCTGCAATTTTTGCGCAACAGACCAGCGGCGAAGAATTGATTTTTCTGCTAGATGGCGGGCGTCCTGGATACCAAGAATGGACTGCAGATACTTATCTTGGTACATTCCGAATTGGCGGTCGCGGCGAATTTGTTAAACCCCGTGATTTCTTTACTCACAGCCAAATGGCTGTCCGCCCCGAAACGGAAACCGGTGAAAGCAATATCGACAAACTGGTCTATGGCCGAGTCCAACCTAATTTAAATCGAATTGATGTTGTACTGGGCAGCATTACATGTATCACCCCTGGAATTGGATATAACGTTGGAGATCAGATTGCATTTAATACTTTAAGCAATATCATGTCCGGCTTCTTTGGCGAAGATCCATATTTTGATAATTTACCAGTAGGAACCCGTCGCACAAAATCCGGCTGGATATACGACAGAGATATTGCAATCAGAAGCATCAACATGCGTGTAACCGTGGAGGCGTACCAGCAGAATTTGCCTGATACAGCTCGAAACAAGTGGTGGCGCATTGTCGAAACAGACGTGGAATCTTTTACTGGACCATGGGACAACGGCAATGTTTTTACTAAGAATGCAGCAAATATCAATGGTGTGCAATTTGCATTTTCCTACACAGTTACCATCCCGACTGAATACGTCGAATATGACACGCCAATCACGGCCACGCGGCTATTCCAGCGATATAGCGGAATTGCAGAGGTCTCGCACTACGGAGAATTAATTACGCATAGTTGCGATGGCGCCCCTGAGCATGAGGTTGTTTATGTAAATGAATGCTTGGCGGAGGATTTAATTCCTGAATACACAAACTGCGCTGTTGCTGGTCTCAAACTGCGTTCCAGCGACAACTTCCAGCAGCTCGATCAACTGCGTTGCTATCTATCCAACGGCATTCGCGTGGAACGCTTAATTGACAATGACGTGGACTCCAGCAATCTGCTAACGGATTTGCTCTGGTATCTGGTCACCAATAAGGACACTGGCGCAGGCTCAATTATCAATTCGGACTTGGTGGATCGCGACCAGTTGATTGAAACCGGACGATACCTACGCGCCAACAACCTATTCTTCGACGACGCTATTGCCCAGCCAATCAACCTACGTTCTTGGCTTGCCGAATTAGCGCCAAGCGTTCTTTGCTATACCACGTTGAAAAACGGCAAATTATCAATCGAACCCGCTTTGCCGTATGACAGCAGCTACAAGATTTCACCCAATCAAGCTTTGGCCATCAAGGGCATGTTCACCGATGGCAACATTATCGAAGACTCGTTAAGTATTGAATGGCTGGAGCTGGAAGAACGCAAATTGTTCCAAGCAGCCGTGGTCTACAAATGGACCGGAATCAACAAGTTTCCAGAGCAGCAAACTTTAATTGTCCGTTACAACGAATCTGGCGCGGCTGACTTACCGCTGGAGCAATTTGAACTTGGCCACGTTACTGCT